TTAATGGAATTAAGAGCAAGAGATGCTTCAGCATCAAGCTCTGCTTTACCAAGTGGTCAAGGTGGGATTGTTAGATTTACAGGTTTTGATGGTACTGACTTTGAAGAAATGGCATTTATTGGCTACCAAGCAGAAGCTACAGTAGCAGATGGTGATGCGCCAAGTAGATTAATATTTGGAACTACGAGTGATGGTGCAGGAGCAGCATCTGAAAAAATGCGAATAGACAGTTCAGGGCGTCTTTTAATAAACACTACAAGCTCTCTAGATAATAATGCCTTACTACATATTAAGGGTTTTTCATCAGGTCATGCAGGAATTGTTATGCAAGACCAAGACAATACTAATGCCAAAACTTTCTTCAAACAGACTGGTGGTGCAACAGAAATACAAACACAAAATAATACAGCACATGGAATCTTCAAAGTAACTGGTTGGAATGGTTCTGCAAGTGCTGAGTTCATGCGTGTTGATGGGGCTTCAGGCAGCGTGGGGATCGCAACAAGCTCACCCTCTGCTTCTTACAAACTAGATGTCAATGGTAAGATCAGATCTCAACAAGAAATCTTAATCAATACAGGTAGTCTTTTTGTCAATCAAGAAGGCGAAGGCATACACTTACTGTCGCCAAACGGCACAGAATACAAACTAACAGTTAATAACGCAGGTGCATTGGTAATTACTGAACAATAGGTTACAATTCTGATATGGCAATTAAAAAAACAACAGCAGTGCAAAGATTAGAGGTTTATCCACCTAGCGACAGTTCTGCTGCCGACACAGCAAATGCTAAACATGAAACCATAATGGTTGTATATGAAGATACGTTAGACGATAGCTCTGATGCAGATTTACCTGTAACAGCGACTAGAGTAAAACATCTATCAAAGTATGTAGCTGACGATGGCGCTGCTACTGATTACTCGAAAGAAGATGCTTTGGTGAAAACAGTCTGTGCTGCTATTTGGAGTTAATTATGTTTGTATTTGAAGTAATTATATATTTGTTAGCTTTCGTTGGGTTAGCTAACATTATTATACGTTTCTACCCAACACCTAAAGCTAATTGGAACATCAAGCTTTATGATTTTATAGATTATTTATCATTGAGAAAAGGAGTTACCAATGGCAGACGAAAAAAATAAAAAAACTGACGAAGTAAAAGATTTGCAAAACCAAGTTGAGGCTATGCAAAAGCTTTTGAACCATTATATGAATAAGGCTAATCAACTAGAACAACAGTTAGTCTTGAACCAAGAGGATCAAGGATGAGCTGGTGGTCTAAGTTTATTGACGTGATGACTGGCACACACAGAAAGAAAGTGCGTGCTAGAAACAAAAAAGGTCAATATGTCGGTGACGACAAAAGCACACCTGATGTCAATGAAGCATATAAAGAGGTCAGAGTAAAAACTAAGAAAAAATAAAGGGCTGGTTGTATTTGTAAATTTTTCATATTATTTCCTAGTATTTTCATAAACCCAGCCCTTACCCCATCATGCAAGACATCATAAGTGTCATCCAACAAGTAGGTTTTCCCATAGCAGCAGCTATTGGTCTTGGTTGGTTTATCTACAAATTAATCATGCGGATTGTCGATGGCATGGAGAAGAAGCTTGATGTCGTGGATGAGAAGGTAGCAGAGCAAATAAATGCTATGGAACAAAGGCTTGGCACTAAGCTAGATGCACAGCATAAAATCTTGGTTGCTTTAATAGATCGGATTCGTAGTCTTGACAATGAAATCATAAGACAGGACACTCTTATTAAGACAATTTTAGGAGTGCCACAGCTTATCGACAGTCATAAGATAGCAAAGGCAGACAGAAATGACCAAAGAAAAGATTGACGATTATTACAAAGACAAATATAAGCGGATGGGTTGTGCTGTTTTTTTAATCCCTTTGTTAGCGCTACCCATCTTAGCTGACGAGATTAAGTTTCAGTTCAAGTCGCCTGCTTTCAGTGGCATAGGCACATCGGCACATTATCTAACTATCGAGAATCAAGAGTTCACTAGAAGCGAGGCTATTAGAGTAGAGCTAGAAGCTAAACTAGAAGAACAACTGCGAGAGAAAAACAATAGCTTGCTTGAAAGATGGAAGAATAACTTACAGTCTAGGATTCTATCTAATATCTCAAGGCAAATCACAGATTCACTATTTTCTGATGATCCACAACTAACAGGATCGTTTGTTTTATTCGACAATGTGATTAGCTGGGATAGCGATGGCACATTTATTACTCTAAGCATATATAATACTCTTGATGGCACAACTACAGAAATTACTATACCTGTTAACTCTTTCGGTTTTCCTGAGTAGTTGCGCAGCGCATAGAGAATATCTTTCACCTTGTCTAACTAACCCTGATAACGATTACAAAGATGTCGTTACCATTATTGGTGAAGCCCAATGTTTTTCTAAATCTGCTTTTATCAATAAGCCTGTGACAGAGGCTATAAGTCGTGTCGGTATTGCTAATGTACAACCCATAGTAGCTGTTTATAAGTTTCAAGATTTGACAGGACAGCGCAAATCTATCGATGGTTATGCTAGTTTCTCGACAGCTATGACACAAGCACCAGAAACTTACCTGATTAGAGCCTTAAAACAATCTGGCTTTTTTCGTGTCGTAGAGAGGGTTGGCATAGATCATATAACTAGAGAACGACAAATTATTCGATCCACAAGACAAAAGTTCGATGACAAGACAGAAGAGTTGCCCTTGTTGTTTGCTGGTATTTTGTTCGAGGGCGGTATCATCGACTACAACACAAATCTGCTTTCTGGCGGTCTAGGCGCTAGATATTTGGGGATCGGTAATTCAAAACAATATCGTGAAGATACAGTTATAGTAGCTATAAGAGTAGTATCGGTTAGTACAGGTGAAGTCTTACTAGAAAACTTAACAACTAAGACTATTTTATCGGTTGGCTTATCTAATGATCTATTTAGATATATCGCTGATGGTACTAAGTTAGTAGAGTTCGAGACAGGTAATGCCATGAATGAGAGCAAATCTATCGCTTTGCAAAGTGCTATAGAAGTCGGTATAGTAAATATAATAGAACAGGGCATTGAACGAGGCTACTGGTCGGTGAAAAACTTATGAGACTTGTATTATTGTTATTCTTATCATTTGGCTTATATGCAGACAACGAAGTGTTTGTCTCCCAGACAGGCTCTAACGCTGTCATTAAATTAGAGCAGCTAGGTAGCTCTAATCTCATAGGTGGCACAAACGCATCTGCTGGTAGTCTCACTGCTTTAGGTTTGTCTGGTAGTGATATGACCTTAACTATCAATCAGATAGGTGCAAGTAACCTGTTTAAAGCCGATGATTTCAATGGTGATAATGTCACAGCTTATTGGAGTTTTACTGGCGACAGTAATGTCTTTGATTTAGTTATGAACAGCTTAGAAGCTAATACCAGTGATTATGTCAATCTTAATATCCAAACCACAGGCAGCAGCAATACCTTTGATTTAGCCATTGCTGAAGATGACGATGCTGGTTATCTCAATCTTGATTGGTTGATCGATGGCGACAGTAATGATCTGACTGCAACAATAGACTACGAAAACGCTACAAACTATATAGACATCTTGGGCGATAGTAACACCCTAACCTTCGCTGGTAGTGGTTATGCAGGCAACACATCAAGCGATGCTGGTTACTTTTACCTAGATTTGGATGGCTCAAGCAATACTTTCAACATTACACAGGCTTCGACACTAGCCAGAGATTACCTTAAACTGACAGTTAATGGCTCGAATAGCACTTTTTGTATTGTTCAAAATGATGGTGGTACATCCACTTCATGCTGATCCAATAGGCGACATCTCAGAACTCAAGGGCTTTGGACAAATAGTTAGAGATCAGCCTTATCCTGCAATCTTAGACTTCAATATAGAATCTTATGACAATGTGCAGACTAGAGCAGGTCGGATAGCCATTACCTTCTTAGACAACACACAAGTGCGTCTAACCGAACATTCTAATTTAGTGATAGATGAGTATATCTACACCCCAGATAACAGCTCTATGAGCCTTAAATTTGCTTCTGGCACTATTAGATACATCAGTGGTGCGCTTAATAAAAAGAAAGTTAAGTTGACAACTGACAGTGCTGAGATTGCCATATTAGGTACAGACTTCACAGTAACAACTACAGAGTTTGGTTCTAGCTTGATTATCTTGCTGCCTGATGAGTTTGGTAACGCTAGTGGTGAGATTATTGTCTCAACAGGTGCAGGGCAAGTTACCCTTAATCAGCCCTATCAGGCTACTACTACCAGTGTCTTTGAATCAGCACCCACTAAGCCAGTTACCCTAGATATAACCTTAGACTTTATTGACAATATGCTGATTATCAATCCACCTAAGGAAGTCATAGCACAAGAAGAGGAAAGCCAACAACAGTCGACAGATTATCTGGATTACAACGAATTAGATGTCGATTTGTTAAATGAGGATTTTCTCAAGCTAGACGAAGATTTTGAGTTTACAGAGTTAGATATAGATTATCTTGATGTGAACTTCTTAGAAGATTTATTAGATGTTTTAGATGCCTTAGATACAGGCGAGGAACAAGACCAGTTAGCTATCAATTTAGAATCTGCTAATATCAGTGGTACAAGTATAGGGCAAGATACTGAAACCCAAATCACAACCTTTATACAGGGTGAAAGATTGACAATGCAAAGAGTAGTAAATCAACAGGCTTACTTAGATTTAGATAGTGGTGGTGCATATACTGTTATCTTTATTCAAGATGGTGTCAGCAGAACAGTTAAGATTAATGGTGGTTCATCCTCTAGTATCACGATTACCCAAAACCCATGATTAGAATAGGATTAGTACTCATCACACTTTTGGCTTTGCCCTTAGTATTACAAGTACCTGCATTAGAGATTCTAAAGTTAAAAGTCTTTGATAGGTTTGTTGAGCAACATAAGCCATCTGAATACTTCACCATCTTAAATATAACTGACAGTGATGTCAGGGCAGAGGGTGGTTATCCTTTACCAAGACAAAGATTAGCTGAAATAAACGAGGAAATTATGGCAAAGGGCGCACTCGGTGTCGGATATGTTATATCATTTATAGACAAAGACAGGTTTGGTGGTGACAGCTCATTTAGTAAATCTGTTTCAAGTAATCCCATAGTTGTTGCCACCTTCGAGACAAACAATCAACTTTATCCTGAACCTACAGGCACAGTCTTGTTAGGCGATCCAGCAGAGGGTATAGCTTTACAAGGTTATATGCCTAATATCCCTGAAATATCTGAAGCTGCCTTAGAGGGTATGGTGTCAGCGCCAGTCGATGTCGATAATTTAGTGAGGAGATTACCTTTGCTATTACAAACACCTAACGGCTGGATTCCTAGCTTTGGTACACAGGTCTTAAAAACCCTAGCTGGTGCAGATACTTTTATTATCAAAACCAATGAGGCAGGAATAGAGGAGATTAAGGTCAGAGGTTTACCACAAACTAGGGTGGACAGTTTAGGTCGACACTGGTTGGCTTGGGTTGATACTCCACAAACAACATTAGCAGAAATGGTTGTCAAAGATAAATTTGTCTTTGTCGGTGTGACAGCCAAAGGGGTGATGCCACAATTAGCCACCCCAGTCGGTTTGTTAGAACCACACAAAATTCAAGCTGCTTTAGCAGAATCTATGCTTATACCTAACAGCCCTTACATACCTTATTGGCATTTAACAGCAGAATTGGCTAGTTTAATAATTTTGTGCCTGCTTATTTGGCTTGTAAGCTCTTTTATGGGTATTACATGGTCTATTACCCTTGCTTCTGTGATCTTTTGCTCAACGGCTGCGTATGGGCTTTATACGATTAGAGCAGGGGTTTTGCTCGATTTTAGCTATACTTTGATCGCTGAATTTGTCACAGCAAGTGTGGCTTACTATCTCAACTTCCGTAAACAATATAAATTACGACAGCAGATCAAGAAACAATTCGAGCATTATCTCGATCCACGACAAGTTAAAAGACTACAAGACGATCCTAGTTTGTTAAAGCTAGGGGGTGAAAAGCGCTATTGCACTTTCTTGTTTACAGATGTCAGGGGTTTTACTGCCTTGTCGGAAAAGCTAGAGCCAGAAGAAGTCACTGAAATAATGAACAAAGCCTTGACGATACAAGCCAAAACAGTGCAGAAGTATGGTGGCATGGTCGATAAATATATTGGTGATGCTATGATGGCTATTTTTAATGCGCCTATGGACTTACAACACCATGAAGTATTAGCAGTTGAAGCAGGTATTGAAATCCTTGCCGAAATAGAAAAAGCAGGGTTAGAAGTTCGTATTGGTATTGGCATAAATTCTGGAGAAGCTGTGTTAGGTAATATGGGTAGTGAATCACGATTCGACTATACTGCCATAGGTGATGCGGTAAATACAGCAGCGAGGTTAGAAAGTGCGACAAAAGAACGAGGTGTCGATATTTTAATTGGCGAACAAACTGAAAAGTTTTGTGGTTATAGGTTACAATCATTAGAACCAATTAAGGTTAAAGGCAAAAGTAAGCCGTTAAAAATTTATACACATGGTTGAAGCATTTATCTATAACTGCACATTAGACAGGGTTGTCGATGGCGATACTATAGATGTACACATAGATTTAGGTTTTGGTGTTTGGTTTCGCAAACAAAGAGTTAGATTAGCAGGCATAGATACACCTGAATCTAGAACGAGAAACAAAGCAGAGAAGGCGCTAGGGTTGGCAGCAAAGGCACGACTGCAAGAACTGTGTGGTGAAAAGTTATTAGTCAAGTGTGTCGATAAAGGCAAGTTTGGCAGAATAATCGGCATACCTTACACAAAAGATAATCAAGATATTTGCCAAATACTCATAGAAGAAGGTCATGCAGTAGAGTATTGGGGTGGCAAAAAAGTCAAAGTTTGGGGGTAACATGAATATATCAGAAGAGGGCAAAGCCCTAATTAAGAAGTTTGAAGGTTGTGAGCTAGAGGCATATTTGTGTCCAGCAGGCAAATGGACAATAGGTTACGGACACACAAAAAATGTGCAGAAGGACGATCATTGGTCACAACATTATGCAGAGACTATGCTTGACATAGAGCTAGAAGAATACGAGGGCTACGTTAACGATTTAGTCACAGTGCCACTGCAACAACATCAGTTCGATGCTTTGGTCGCTTGGGTTTATAACTTAGGAGTAGGCAATCTATTAAGTTCAACCCTGTTAGTGAAATTAAACGCAGGTGAGTATGAGGATGTGCCACATGAGATTCAGCGCTGGAACAAAGCAGCAGGTGAAGTATTAGAGGGCTTGGTCAGACGTAGAAAGGCAGAAGCTTTACTCTTCGAGGGCAAGGACTGGTCTAAGGTTTAACGGAAAATCACAACCATACTGTCGTGCATACCAGATTTAGTAGATACTGCTTCGCCAAAAGTATTTACACCAATAAATTTTACCCTACCTCTTAAAAAACGTATGTCGCTGGCATTGGGTAAGATGTAATCGTGAAACAAAACTGTTGATGTTGAAACAGGCAACAAACAAACACACAGCTTACCTTTTTGTGCTTCTTCTATTGCTTTTTTGACAAACGCTTCTTTAAGCTGCCTACTGTAAGGCGGATTGATAAAGTTTCTTGTACCCCAATCTTTTTGCAACCCATCGAAATCAGCGTACAAAGGACAAGGATCATAATTAAAGTTAAACTCATCGTGCAACTTGTCATACAAATCTTTAGGTGTAGCCCAATGATCACTGTGATCCAAATTACGATTCTTCATCGTTTATCCTCTTAACTGTAGCCGTCTTGCGCCTAATTGTATAACCATCTTTCGCAGGTACAACTTTCTCAGGTTGAGGTTTGTAAGTTGTTGTACCCCAAGTGACTTTGTATCTGTCGTTTATGCCAATCTCAGCTTCACCCATCTTGGTCTGTATGTAGATTTGTGACTTTTCTATCTCTTCGTTAAGCAACTTAATCTTGTCTTTATTGTCATTGATACGATCCAGATGGAAACCACAATCGTCATCGTTGAGGTCAACCTCTACTTTCTCACCAACAGGATGCATGATTTGTAAGTCAGGCAAGACCTGTGGTAGATACCAGTCTTGTGCTTTGATCCGTCTTTCAAAGTCGTTTATGATGTCTTTAAGTTCTTTTTCAAAGGCAAAGTCTCTGCGCAACAGGAACATCTTAAAATCGTTGGTATTGTGAAGAGTGCTAATCACCCCCCAACTATACCCACATATTGCACAGAGAGCTTTGGTCTGCAAGACACCTCGCCACAGTGGTGGCTTACCATCTGCTTCAGGTATTTGCCTAGTGGTTTTTATTTCAATGATGCCCTTACCATCGAGCATAATTTCTTGGTCATCTTCAGTGTAAATGATGTCATTGTCTGGTTGTATCAGGTTGTTTTTACTATAGGCGATGCCATCAATAGAGCCTTCAAGGGGTAACTCAGGGTGCTGCACTGCTTCAGTGATTGTGGTTGCAACACCAGATAAGTTTAGCTTTTCAGCCGTAAGCTCTATCAATGGCTTCTCCAATCTATTGCCTATCTCTATCGGCATACTGTCTTTGACAGTTCTGACATTCTTGCCTTGTCGTGCATCTATTCTTGATTTCAGATACTCATTCTTCGTCTCATAAGGCGAGACACCAAACAGAACTGGTATGCCAGAACAAGATGCGTGGTTGTCGCTGGATAATTTACCTACTGCTTTTGCCATCTTTGCTCTGTAGATATGCGTTAATAATCTGATCTGCTATGCCAGTCATTTTAAGATTGTGTGCTTGGCAATAGGACTTTAGTTTTTTATGCGTTTTGTCTGTAACCATAAGGGTTTTTAATTTATTCATAGAGGTAGTATAAGGGCATAAATAAAAAAAGATATACTTTTTTACAATAAAGTATTGTTTTTTGTAGAAAGCTAGTTTAGGATTGTATGTATAGGAGATATATATGAAAACAGAAATTAAAACCGATTACCTAATATGCCTTGATAATTCAGACAATATTATCGAGGAATATTCCAATTATGCTGAGATGATTATTCATCTTTTCCAACTACATTCTGAAAACCCAAAAGCTGACTATTTTGTCAAATGGTATAAAGATGAATTAACAAAAGATGATGTTTGTGAATATCATTTTGTAGAAAGAGAGAGAGGTACTTACGAACTAGATGTTCTTGGTAAGTATCAAATTAAAGAAGAGGTGACAGTATGAATAACTTAAAAAGCAACTACTACCACACTTACTACCAAGTAAGGATGTCTACTGCACAGTATTACTATGAGAAAGTGAGATGCTGGGATAAAGCCGATGAGTATATTAAAGAGTACAATGAAGAATCTGAATATCCATTAAGTGATTTTACTACACCACATACTAGGTATTACAGAAAATCAGATATCACTAAATATCTTAAAAAATTATATCTTGCAACAGGATACTGTGGTCTAAGATGTGAGCCAGTTAAAATTGAAAAAATTGGTCTTGAGTTAGATAAAGATTTTAACGATATTGAACACACTCTAAGCACTTGGGTTGTAGAGCCTAATCAATATGGTATGTGGTTTGACAAAGCCTTACAAAAAAAGGAGACAGTATGATTGACCAAAAGATCGACAGACTAATTCGTTTAGCAGATAGATGTTTTGCCAAAGGGCAAGAAGCAAGAGGAGACAAGTGCTGGGCAGAGGCGCAGCGCTTGGTCATGCAGAGAGACAAATGCAGACACCATGAGGCGTTTGCTTACATAGTGGGGTATAAGTATGAATGAAGTTGTGGATAGAATTGTTGTGCTTTTATCAGCAGGGTACAGTCGTTGTGAAGTTTACAAAGACATATATACAAAATGTTCCTTGTCAGTTAAGACAAAAAACCATAAACAACAACTAGCTGACTTAATAGCGCAGATCGATGCTAAGTCAGTATTTGCTGTTGGCAAAATACCAAGTGGGGTATAAGTATGACTAAGCAAGACTTAATCGACATTATTGGTGGCTTAATGTTAGTCGCCATGTGGTCACTAATTATCGTAATGATGTTTGGCTTATGAAAGGTGAGCTAAAACAAGAGTTTTTAATATATGCGAACCAAAGAAGAATCGCATTTAATATAGAGCAATTTCAGCATGGGCAAGAAGAGTTTGCCGATGTTGAAAGTTTTGTAAAACATTTTCCAAATGTCTTGGAAGATTGGCTAAATGAGAATAAGGAGTAATATGTCTTTTTTAGAATTAGATGAAAAGGAAGGTTTAGGTATGTATATAAAGCATGACTTTAGACTGGGTAAATTCGTTGTAAATAATGCTGAAGGTGTTGAGCCTTTAGATTTTGAATATATGTTGATCGATACAGATTTCCAAACTGGGTACGGCAAGTATGATGGTCAATATCAATTTATTTGGGATCAGCAGGTCGGTGTTAAGCCTGATAATGCTAAAGAATTAGTCGCACAGGACTACAAGAGAGCCTTCTCAGCGAGAGTTTACATCAAAGATAAGGGTGTATACCTCTGGCAAAGGTTTGGGCTGTTAGAAGGGCAGACATTCGATGAGGCGATGTCTAGCGCTTGGAAAGACAAAGCAGAGGGCAAAGTGCCGTGTTTTAAATACACAGGCTCAGAGAAGATATCCTTCTCTAGTGGCTCAAGTGGGTTTAAAGGCAAATTAGACTATGTACAATGGGTAGATAAGCCTGCTGACTTTGACGAACCAGCAGAAATGCAGGAACAGCCATCAGTAGAAGATCAGAAAGAAGATGGCATCCCATTCTAA